CCCGCTGATACCAGCTTTGCCGGTCAGCTCGATCTCTTTGTCGCCTGCATCAGGGAAGATTGCAGCTGGACCTGCCTGCACATAGGCACCGTTGTCGAAGTCATAACCAATGTGACCTTCGAGAATGCCTGATCCCGTTCCAGAATCCAGCCCCGCGGACATGTTCAGCTCAGGGTTGACGTACCAGTCGGCTTGAGCAGGAGATGCCAGCACAGCTGCTGAAACGGCGACACCACTCGCAATGAGAACTTTGATCATTTGGAAGAGAATTAACGTTTTCCCTGGCCACGATACTTCTTCCGTCCATGGGACGGTTTTGAATGTGATCCATTACCTTGACGTGTCTTTTTCGGCTTGCTAGGGACAAAATTTTCCCCATTTAACGACTTAGCCATCAGATGCCGTCAGTTGACTCCAGCAAGGCGTACTTGTTGGTCAAGCCAGTAAACAACCCATGCTGCGGGTGGCTAATTTGATCGCGGCCATCAAGAAAGAACAATTCTTCGAGCCATAACGTTCTAGCCGTCATAGCCTGTACGTCCTCCGCTCCAGGTTTAGCGGCGATCATCGGATCAGGGCGTTGCATCAGATTACCAGCCAGAAGGTGTGCCAGATGCCTGAGTTGGCGTGATCTGCTCAAGAATCCGTGCAGCCAGTGCATCTTGAATCTCAGTGACCTTTTCAGCGCCACCGAGTTTGGCCTGCACTGAAGCCACGATGTCAGCTTCAGTCAGATCGTCAAAGTTGGCCAAGGTGTCAGGACGATCAAGGCCGACGCTGCCGTAAGCGCCTGAGTTGTAGGCGTTGCCCTCAGAGTCAGCCTGATCGCTGATTGCGGTCACCGTGTAGTGAGCCGTGTGAGCAAAACCGTCACTAAGGTCACGGTTAAGGTCAGCAATTTTCCAAACGTAGGTGTTAGCCATGATGAAGTGAAGTCAGAGGAAGTTTACTTAGCTAGCCTCAAGGGCTGCAACTTTGGTTTCCAAAATTTCGATCTTGGTGATTGCCTCTTGCAATGCTGCGGTGAGTAGTGGCACAAGCCTCGACTGGTCAATGCCTTGATAGTCAGGGATCGTATTGCCATCCTCATCAAGCTTGTTGTCCCCAACAGAAACACCCTCTGGCAGTTCTTGGCCTTCTTTCCAAACTTCTACGCCGTTATGCGTTCCGGTGATGGCCTCTGGTACGACGGTTTGCGCTTCGTGCGCCAAGAAACCGTCAACGGTTCTGTCAGCTTCACCAATAAAGTTAAACCGTTTAGGCGCGAGTTGTTTGACACGAGCAATCGCGCCATCAAGATCAACAATGTTTTCTTTTAAACGATAGTCAGACGAAGTTGCATAGTTAGTTGACGTTGTTCCATTTTGTTCAATCTTGCCAGTGGTAGATCCTGCTGAATTTGTAAATATAAGGAAATTTTGATTTAAAGTTGCAGTCGTAGGCCGTAGATGAATTCCATTTCGCGAAGCGTCAAAGTGCACCTCTAATTTGCCATTGCCGAGATTATTAGTGTGGCCAATTCGTAAATCACCGACGTCAGAAATTCTCATGCGTTCACCAGCAGCGACCTCAAACGCCATGTGATCGTTGGCGCTGTGAACATATACAATTTTTCCTCTATCATTATCATCTGAGTCGCCAAACAGTACCCCCTGGGTTCCATCATTGGCCGTGAGAAATTGCAAATAGTTCGTGCCAGATCTTTCTAGAACGATTTGAGCTGATGCGTGAGGACTGACTCCAGTATCAGATTCTTTTACATGCAATAAATTTGCCGGGGCGGTCTCTCCAATCCCCACGTTCCCACTTGAGCTTATTCTCATTCTCTCGCTCGGGCTGCTTGCACCGTCTGCAGTGGTGGAAAACTTGAGAAGACCCGGCACATCATCGTCACCAGGCGCGCCATCAACTGCGGCTTGAATACTTGCGGCAGATACAAATTCACCGCCGTCGGCACCACAAAAATCGATAGTGCCAAGGCCGTCACCGTTTTGAACAACTGTGTAGCTGGCCGCAGATGAACCTCTTGTAGCTGACAGAAGTAACTGAGCACCTCCGCCGCCAGGAGCTGTGAAGCGGTTGATTTGCAGAGCACCGTTGACGCCACTGCCATCAACAAGAACTTTTGGCGTAATTGTGTTTTTATTGCTCGGGTCTCCAGTTCCTCCAACCTTCAACCTGCCGTTTGAATCAATACGTGCTGCTTCAGAGCAGCCTGTTGATGAATCTGCCGAAATATAAAAAGCCAGACTCTCTGCGGATGTATCCGCGCCGCTGCTAACACCAAACCGACCAATGCTACTGCTTGAGTCATAATCAAGGAAGCTGCGGGCAGGCCCTGCAGTAAAGCCAGCGCTAGAGCTAGTCCCGCACACACTGCCTGCCACTTGCAACATTTCAACAGGCGTTGTGGTAGCCACCCCTATGCGATCATTCCCTCCATCAACAAACAGCATGTGGGTCTGGCCGTTTGACTCGACGCGGAAGTCAACATCATTGCTGGGGTCGTTGAACACAACCTCGGAGCTGCCAATCTCAAGACGCTCTGCACCTCCAGTAGCAAAACCAATCTGATCAGCCGCAGGGCTGAATATGCCTGTATTTACGTCATCAGCAAACGCAAGGCCGGGTGTTGAAGCGCTGCCGTCCTCAATCAGCATCGTGCCGTCAAGCTCTCGGAGCGTGATCCATGCGTTGTTGGCGCTGTTCCTGATCTTCAGGACATTGGCGTTGGTATCTGCCCACCACTGATATGCGTAAGTCGTGCCAGGCTCAGAGCTGCCGCTATTGTTGCTGACGATTGCCGCTAGGGCATTATTCAAATCAGAACGGACCGCCGCACCCGTGCCGTTTGCAATTACATAATCGTGGGTTGCCATGCCTTAGCCCGTTTTGGACAACATTGCTTGTATTTTAAACCGCCTTGCCATAGCCCACAGCTTGATACGTGAAGTTCCTGTTCACGTTGCTGCCATCTGAATCCAACACATCAACGTTAAAACCTGTGGCTGACACGCTGCTGACGTTGACCCGCTCGCCAGCTCCAAGGTTCATAACGGTGACAGCGACGCTCGGCAGATAAGCGTTTGTCCCGCCCAGCGATGCTGTGCCTGTAAAGAAAGCCTTGTCGAAGGTTACGGCTTTCGTGCTTGTCCCTGAAGCGATATCACCGTTGCTGTTTTCTTGACGCCGCTGGAACGTGGCCTCATAACCCAGCTCATCGATCAAAATGTTTTGCGCGACATCAGAACTCTCTAGTTCTGCCTTGAACTGGAACGCCCTGGCCTCAAACGTTCCAGAAATAAACTCTCGCCAAGCACCATAAGTAGGAGAGCCTGATGGATCGTCGTTGGTGCTCCTGAAATATAACTTTGCATTAACCGCATCAGCGTCCGTACCATCAAAATCGTTCCAGGTGTCCACCAGTGCAGTGCGAGAGTCGATTAGACTATTTGGGAAAAACGCCCGTGTCACAAACCGACGCTGAAGGTCTAGTGAGAATCGTGCGCCAAGGTCTAGAGCATTAACAAACTGGTACTCGGCAGAACTCAAAATGTCGCCAAGCGTGTCAAACGAACTGATCAGATCAAAATCAGCTTGAGCATCTAGCTGTTCATCGCCATCAATAATTAGCGCATCTAGGCTCGAGTCGTAGAAACAGTTGGTCTTTGTACCTTGGAAAGGCGGTGTATCTTGGTCTTCTCGACGAGTCTGAACAATCAAACGCCCCAGAGTATCTGGAAGCTGCATGATCACGCTCGTAGCGTTCGCGCTCTTGTTGCCTAAGTCGTCCTCAAACTTGGCAAATATCTCACCGGCTACCAATGGCACAATGGCCTCAGTCGAGTTGCCCGCAACAGCAGGGATCAGGTCAACAGAGTTAGGCCACGTCGCAGAGCCATCAGTCAGATTGCTGTGCTTGACGTGAACAAGGCCATTTACCTTCACGTCAAGGTCAACGGTCTGATCCCAGCGCAGGCGAGCACTGTTAGAACTGATCGGTTCAATCGACAAATTCTGCACATCAGCAGGCACTGCCGTCTTGCCCACGAGTGTGAACGTTGCTGTTGAAATCGTGCTTTGCTTGCCCAGATAGTTACGGGCCAGCACCTGCACGCTCAACGTTCCAGCACGCAACGCCCGCAGCGTGATCGATGGACTGTTGGTGTTTAACGTCGTGAAGTTATCGTTATCCAGCTTGTACTTAACCAAGAAGTCATTGGTACTGACCCGATCAGGGCTCCAGCTGAAGTCAAAGCCGGTGTGAACTGTCTGACCCTCTTGATATAAAAATTCAGTGCCTGTAAGGTCTTCTGGAGCAGCAGGCGCATCAGAAAGATTGGTGATGTCTCGCGCAGTCAGCGAAACATCTTGCTCAATCGCCGCATAGATTGACTCATTATATGCAATCGCGCTGACGCCATAAATTCCATCACCGGACTCTGCTACTGACAACACGCGAAACTGTTGAGACTCAATATCTGAAGTTTGAATTAGATAAACAGCTGCTGCATTTGGCGCTTCGCTAAAAGCACTATCAACAGTGATAGCCGCTCCAGAAATACTGGAGATTGTCTTGGTCTCAACCAAGCCCGTAGGCAGCAGGACTGAAAGCGTCGGACTCGCTGCAAGATTTACCGACAAATCGGTGTCGCTATCAATAGTGACAACGGTTGTTGTTGCTGAGCTAACTCGTCCACTTCTGCGAGTTCCACCACGCATTGGGTCGGCAATATCAACCACCATCCCTGGACGAAGAATGATGCCGCTTTCAATCGCAACTGCAAACTCACAAGTTTCAGTCAGATTTTGCTCTGACAACAGAGTCCACTTGCCCAAACGGTGGGCTTGACCTTGGCTGTAGCAACCAATGGCCTTGATATCTTTTTTGATGATGCCGTACTTGGCAACAGCAGCATGATCCTCTACATACTCGTACTCAAGATCACCACGGGTGTCGTATGACTGCCAAGCCACCACAGCAACTGTGTGACGAGACTTTTGCGAAGACCCTGAGTACGAAAACGTTCCATTGACCACATTGGATGGGCCAAGCAGGTACTGAGCATCAGTTGGCTTGTCCTGCAACAACACCAACGATCCAGAGCCGTAATACGCAATGCCACGGAAAATGGCAGTCAACTGCTGGATTACTTTGTAGACCTCATCACGAGTATTGATGAGCATGTTGAGGCTAAAACGTGTCTCTTGACCGCCTTTGCCGTCATCAACAAGCGCGTTGCAGTATTGGCTAATGGCAAAAAAGTCGTAGCGGTCGAGCGTATCTTCTGGAATGCCAGCTCCATATCGATCGTTAATCAGCAGGTCATATAGACACCACGCTGGATCGTTTGTCCAAGTTGCAGCGGAAAACGTTCCGTCCCAAACGCCAGAATATGTAATTCGTCCCAGATGAGTGGTGGTGTCTACGGTTGCATTGCTTGGAATCTTGACCTTGATGCCTCGGATCAGATACTTCCGAGACGGGATGTTGCCAAGCTGCCGAGAGTCAAATCGCAGACCAACTAAAGCAGCGTTGGGGTAACGAAACTTCTCGTCAATAATCTCGGTGTAAGCCTGAAAAATTGTTGAACTGGCGCGGCGTGTGCTGGTTTCGTCTGCACTGACGCGAACCATCCGAATATCAACAGGAAAAGAGCCGCTAAGCGTGATCATGTAGTCACGCTGATACTTTGCGCTGCTTTTGCCACTGATCGTGTCTGAAATTACGTCGTTAAAACCACCGCCGTTGTACTGAACTTGAATCTTGATGCTGACTTCGTGGCCAACAATGTCCCCGTCGCTTTCAACAATCCGCAATGACGGAATGGTCAGAGTGACACGCACTCGATCTACATCTGTATCCGTAATGGACCGAGTTACAGGGCTGCCGTTACTGACTTCAGCGTTTACCGCTTGTTCAGACTGGGTAGACCCAAAATCGCCGGAGATGTGAGTCTGCGCCTGCGTTCCAGTGCGTGTAACAATCGTAAAATTGCTGAAATTATTTGAGCCGTCAGCGTTTTGTACTGGTGTGTCTTCTAGAAAAATGCTCTTGTTGCCGTCTTCGAGTCCTTGGATCTCTCCTTCGCTGATTAGATCAAGAACACTGGCAAACTGAACTGACTGAAGGGTATCGTCAGCCTCTGT